TTTCATAAATTCTTAATACTGTTGGATACCAACCACCTTTGAAATCGGTTACAACTTTTCTGGTTCTGGCATTTATCATTTTTCTCTGAACCAATTCAAGGAATTCCAAGAATGATAATTCACTGATGTCACCCAGACCGAATTCATCATTAATAACAGGAGTAAATGCACCTACGTCACCAACGAGATAATATGCACTAATAACCATACCATATTTAATACCTCTTGGTAAAAATATTTCATACGGGTTCTGTACATTTAAACTATAATCTTTATTTGGTTCTAATGCGATTCCATCAATTAAAAACTTAACATTCTTAATATCAGTCATTTTATAGTTTAACTTATAAACATATTTGTTTGCACTTGGATTGAAATAGATTTTGCTGGTATTAAAACTATCAACTCTTACAATTTCACTTCTTAAATTAATATCATTACTACCATTAACTGTCATATACGCTACCTGTACCTCATTCTTATGTAGGTCATTTGGAGTTGAACTGAGGTAATTAATAACATCGGGATTCTGAATTATAATTCTATTTGTACCACCACTTGAATTTGCTGGGTCTAATATATAATCTGCCGTAAACTGTGATGTACCCTTAGTAAGTGCGATTCCATCAATTGTTAATTGTAAATCACCACGTGGATAACTCGGTAAATCAAGGTATACACCACTTCCAATCTTTTGTAATCTAGCGACAACATAATCAATTGTAACACCACTAATAGGTGCAATCGTTGTACCAGAATTAACGAAAGTAACTTGAATCACATCTCTTCTTGTCCCAATATTTTTAGCATACATCGCCCCCGTTTCACCCGTTAGGGTGAATGTATTCGTATTATAATCAATAATATAATCTGCTCTGGTGGTAGTTAAACCAGTAGTGGTACTATTACCAGTCTTCGGTGCGTTAAGTAAAATTCCATTATATCTGACTTCAAAGTCTCCTTGAAGATTATAGTTATCGGTATATCCAGTTGGAATTTGGAATGTGCTTTGACTACCACCAACAGGTAGTGATAGGTTTACATATGAATATTGTAATACGAAACCACTTGAGTTCGCAATAAAATCTTTTTTGATATATTCATAAACATCATATTCAATACCACGTGCAGTATCTAGTGCCACATCAACTTCTTTCGTGTTTATCACGAGTCTACTGTCTTCCTGATAATATCGTGGAGTTGTATTACTAACTCTGGTGGTTGCTCCCGACTGTTCCCATGATTTTTTATTATCAACAACAGGTGTGAGATTAAATCCTGCTTGACGGAATACATCAAGATATCTCTGACCACTATCTGTATTTCCACTGATTTGAAAATAAAAATCATTGGTCTCTAATGGTGCGACTGGATATCCACTAGTATCATACGGTAATGAATTCGATGGAAAATCGGCTTGAATAAATGGTACTGTATTTGGGTCTATTCTACCTTCAACAGTGTAAACGTATTCGGTTATGTTAATAAATGGTTCTGGAATTCCGATAAGCAAGAACATCGACTTAATTGCGTTTCTCGTACCCTTAGATTTCCAGAAGTAGCTTGTGTTATTTAAGATTCTTCTCCAGAGTTCAACATCAATCTCTGCTGGTAGAATATCTTCATTTAAATTTCTTTCCTCGTCATCAATAGTTAGAAATCCTTCAACTAGTTCTTTTTCATTAACAAGTGAGAAATAATCCCAACCAAAGGTGTTTGCCATATTCATCACCAATTGGTCTGGTATGTTATTGATTTTGTCGTATGTTACTTTATTGATGTTAACCAGTGAGTCAATAAATTGTCTGATTTGGTCAAATTCTCTACCATAGAGTCTTAAAAGGGCAGTTATTTTACCATCTTCAGTAAAGTCATAAGTTTTAAGTGATGCTGGTGTAAGGAATCTTGCAATTAAATCGGTTTTAATCGCATCATATTTACCACCAATCGTTAGCATTATTTTCAGGAACTTCTGATATGAGGGTGTATTAATATCAATATTATATCCGTCACCAGTTCCCCAAAGTATTTGTGTATCTGCATACACAATTTTACCGTTATCAAGTAATGTCGGATTTTTTAATGTGAATTCGAAACCATCACTTCCTTTTCTATAACCAACAATATTTTGTTCATATGAATTAAGGAGTGCTCTAAACTCTTCAAAAACTATGTTATTTGGTCTGAGGTGAAAATCAACACTTGCGGATGTACCAGTACCAGCCAAAGCAAATGGATTCCCTTCAACCTGTAATTTAATATAATCTTTAACACTGATTGTGTTTCCAGTATCATAAAAAGCAACACTATTTATTGTGTTTCCAGTATATCCAATTATCGGGAAAAGAGTGTTTGGTTCTACATTTGTCCAAATTACATATTTCTCATATGATAGATTCAGGTTTTTTAATTCATTATCATCTGGTGTACTAGTATTTCCAGTATTGAAAACTAAACCAAAATTATTATCGGTTGCACCAGTTGGCACATAAAATGTTGCAACATCTGAAACTACGTCATAAGTATAACCACTATATGTGGGATTACCACCAGCATCTTTTTGTGAGTTAGCGAACAGCGAACCGGGGTATTTCAGAATGATGTCTTGAATACTTATTCTTAGAAATTCATATGCCGAACCATATCTAACGAAAGTATTTAAGTCAGACTTATCAAGATTCAGAACAGCATTTGTATTATAATAATTAATTATTTCAGACTGTGTGTCATTAACACCAAGAGTTTCTAGGGTAACGGGGCGAACAAATGAACTTAAAGTATTGGTATAATTAATATTTACCTTATTATCAAAGTTTGTGGTAACAAAAAACTTTCCAAACGAAAATATCGTATTGGAAGGCGTGTCATTGAAATAAGTCCCATTTAAATTCTGATTGAGTTGTGTATTTACTACTTTTACTTTTGCCACAGTCTTTTCAATTTAATATAAATACGGTAAAAAGAAAAATCCCAATTCATTAGATTGGGATTTCTTGAATTTATTTAAAACTAGTTTATTGTACTCCATCAACAACATCATTAAAGTTCTGAGTTTCGTCAATATTAGTCCTTTTTTCCTTCACCTCAAATAGTGGAACATTTCCAACATCGTCTTTGATTTCAAAGATATTGAACTGTTTTGTAATTACTCTGTTTGAATCGTAATATGTTAGAATACCGTTGTTTACATCTTTAACCTGTTCACCAGCAACATAATTAGTAAGTGTATCAATTGTGTTTGCAACTAGATTAACTTCGATAACTAGTGGTGAAAAAAATGTGTTTGAAATACTAATGATTTGACTTGGAGTTCCAATAAATGGTGCTGCATTTGGCTTCACGTCTGATGAACTACTAGGTGTTAATTGACAAAACATCAATGTACCAGTATTATCAAACCTATATCTTGTTGCCTTCTGGCTCGTGTTACCAACATTTTCTGTTACTGGAACAACTTTGTTTGAGGTGACAACATATCTAACAAGATTTCTTATTTTATTCCCACTATCTGGGTCAATATATTCGATACGATATCCCTGTAAGGCATTATTGGTTCGTAATCCTTCAGGTAGGTCATTAGCTAGTAACACAATCCCTTTAACACTAGGTAATGAAGATAACACACTACAATCCATAATCTCTATATTAAAATATTTGGGTTTGAGATAAATATTATAGTATCCTAATTGGTCGAATACTGACGCTGGTAGTGTTAAATTATAAAGACCTTCTAAAATATTACTATTTGTAGCTTCGGTAACAATTTGTTCATCTGTTGGTAAATAATTATAGTTCAACAAATCACTTGAATTTAATTTTTTTATTAAATTGGGAACTGTTTCCCTGCTTGCTTGATAACTATAATATATATCGATATCATCGATACTTACGTCTGCGGGTCTTGTTATACCATATATTCCTACTGCCATCTTATGTGTTATTAATTATATTAAAGAATCTTCCACCTGCATATGTGGTTAGCTCAATTAAGTTATTGATATATTCCAACCTATAATTTTTATCAAATGCTGTTTGTTCATCTCTTATTATAAATACATCGTCATAAATTTTAGGGTTACTGATGATTTTTTCCTTATTAACGTTTTTATAATACGGAACATCGACAAAATTTTCAGTATTATTGGGTGTGTACTCAAATGTCGTATGTGTTCCATCAATTAATGTTATATCAGTATATTTAATACCACCAATATAGTAAGTAACGTATTCAATCACGGTTGAAACACCATAGTCAACACCATCAACAGTCCAACTTCCACCACCAACATATTGTTGACTGAAAGGAACGCCTACTGCGTATTTCTTTAATTCCGTTAATCTACTATTATCTGTTCTACCTGTTATCATTACGCCATTATTTTATCCAACACTTCTGATTCAAATCTATCAATCAGTTCACCATAAAGTGGAAATTCTTTTTTTGTTTTTAATTTCATTATTTCAATATATTGTGGGTTAAATTTACTGTCACCCCACATATGAGCATACTTCTTTTCATTTGCGGTTTGTCTCGAACCATTCTTTAATATGTCATCATATGGAAGAATTTCTAGGTACTTCAACCCGTCTTTCATTGCGAGTAAATAAAGTGCCACTTCTTCAGATATCATAGAAATAAGGTCTTCATGAACTTTTAACTCACCATTTCTAAACGCTTGGTTTAATTCATCAGCCAATTTAACATATTCATTTTTTGTTTTTATATTCATTCCAACAACACCGTTACTAAATGCCTTTCCATCACAAATTTCAGGATTCATAAGTCCTGATTTTTTCAAATAATCTCTAAGTGCTGGCATCTCTCTACTAACTGGATTCATATAATCTGGAATAACGTCTTGAATAATAATATCGTGGGTTCTCCCATTAATAAAATCTGAAAATAAGTCGTCAAAAATAAAAACATCTGGGTCAACATGTATAAATTTTGTTGTTTGTTTTCTAATAATATCGATTTTATAATAATTCCAAAACGTGAAACTATTTCTGTTCTCAACAATTTTAATTTCTTTATATGGTAAATATTTGATGAAATTATCGTGTGCTTTCTTATTACAAAACATAGTAACACTACCATAATATTTCTGTAAAGTCAAAACGCTAAGTAACATCGAATAGAAATTCAAATAGGTTTTTTCACTATTTTTTTTATCATGTCTCAGGTAATAAGACCCCTCATCAAACTGTGCAAAACTTTGTATTATTTTCATATCTTTATTTTATGGGACGTGTATGATTGTAATATAACCTCTGTTTCCACTCGGTCCGTTACCATTAAATGCGCTTTGGTCAAAATAACCATTGTTTTTAGAGGCTATTTTAATTCTGGCATTACTGGCATATTGTGATTCTTGTCGTACAAACCAATATTGCTGTACTTCATCAACATTACCCGATTGGTCTGGTTGGAAAATTGGGTAGAAGCCACCATCATTTGATTGAATCATTACCACAACACTCCTAATTTTATTTCTTGTGACACCCAGATTAATTTCTTTAGTCCTTTCCCCACTACCCTGCATATCATAAGCACCAATGTTTACCACTTTTGTTATGAACTCTGGCACATAGGGTGCTGGTATTGAACTTGTTATCCAAGTCTTTAAATCGGCAGCAGTTATATTTTTATAAGCACTCCCAGATTTACCTAACGCAAATCTATCTGTGGTGAGTGGTGTGCTTGTTAGCACTAAATCTTCAAAAAGTTTTTTATTTGCCATAATTAATCGTATAAAAATATATCATTAATGTTATCATCCGTGACAGGATTTCCTGCACTATCCACCAGATAAAATGTTTCCACTGGTGGTATTGGTGGTTCTGGTATTACTGGTTCAATCCATGCATCAAAAAATCCAGCATTACGGGTACGTTGCTTCAACCCAATTACCATATAATAGGTTGCATTAGTATCACCCGTAATATACGTGCCACCAGTAGCGTTATAAGCCGTGGTTAGTGCTTGTAATATCGTTTTTTTCAATATCTCCATTATCCAACACTCTTTCTTAACAACACACTAATATCCTTTTCAGGGTATTTGATTTCAAACATCGAATCCTGTGTTGAATAAATTGTGTTGTTTTCTATTCTTATTTCACCTGTTGTTGTATTTGTGATTCCCTGTGCAATAGTGTTACTAGAATATTGACCACCAACCTTATTAAATACTTTAATACTGATAACGTTTACCACACCATTGGCTTTTGATATCTCTGTCTGAAGATTACCTAGAAATACGTCTTCATTCATTTCATGATTAACAACACTAAAGTAGTTTTTAACTATTGTGATGATGCCGTTTGCTATTTGTTTATCTGCCGTATTAGTAACATATACATCAATTTCAAACCCCAAATTATAAATCTTACCATCTTTAACTTCAATATAGTCATTAACCATTCTATATTCTGATAGATATTCAGCTATATTGGTTTTCATTAATGAATTACTTGTGTTTGATAATTTACCATCCGAACCAATACCTAAAATCGATACCATGACCTTATTGTTTGTCTTCCAGACGTTAGTGCGATAGGGTGAACCATACGCCCCGGGCATCTTATACACCTGTATAAGATAGTCGGTGAGAGTTACGTCCCTACTTTGACTACTGAAATTATATTTAATTAACTGTCTTATTTGTTCAGTAGTTAATCCATCATTTCCACCAATTGCTGGAATTGGATTGCTTGTTATTAGACTTCTACGAACGTTTTGATTCACCTGTTGTTGAGACCCATCAACATTTAATGTATATGCACCAAGACTGGTTAGTACATTTGAACCGATATTAGAAGCGACCCCACCACCAGTTCTGTATTTAACAAATAATGTATGTCTGGCTTTGAGCTTCTCACCTAAAGCAGTATTGGTTAAAAAGTTTTCAAGGAAGTAACGATTACTAACCCCTTCTTTTAACAAACCTTCTTGAAATGCATTGGTTTCATCATCACCAGAACCAAATGTTAATTTACAATAACCATTTGGGGTATATTCTTTTATAAATTTCTTTGTGATGTCAATCCACAAACCCACTTTTAAATTATTTGTATTAGTATTTGCACTTGAACTATATGGGTCTGATGTAAAAATTCTTTGCTGTGCCAGATAATCGACTTCATAAAAAGTTTCACCATTAGTTATTATCAGTTGTTTGGTCGGTGGCGTTGCCCAACTAGTTCCTTGCATCAGATAAACACCCTCGATTTCAATTACGTCTGGGTCTGGTAATGTAAAACTGAAGAAAGGTATTACGTCACTGGTGGTAATCACTTTCTTAAAAGTACTTGTTCCACCATTTAGAACAACTTCTCTTTTCGTTACGTTATAACTGATTGGTATGCCGTTAGGGTCTAGGACTGGTATGATACTACGATTTGGGTCACCTAAACTACTAACAGGTGAATTCCAGACTATATTTTCTTGTGTCTCAAAAATCTTACCAGCACCAACTAATTGTGCACCAGCAAGTAATGTTGGATAATAACTGGCATCAGGAGCATTACCAAGCACAGGTACTGATACGGTAAAATCGACAACAGTAACACTTGGTCTTCTGGCTGGAATGTTAAATCCCATATTTTTTGCAATATTCAAAATACTTGCTCTTTGTTGAGCATATTGCAACTGTGTTTCCTGAAACGCTCTATCTGTATTAATGCTGAGATTATTTGTAACACCAGCATTTAGGTCGATAAGCATCGCACCAACACTTGAATCTGTGAAGTCCGAGAGAACTTCAGGATACATTTCTCTAATTAAGCCAATTAAGTCGGCTCTTATTTCCCCGAAAGTTCTGCTTCCGTATTGAATCGCATTTGTTGTATTTGTTGCCATATTTTATAGTTTAAAAGTTCAAATCAATATTACCTTCTTCGGTTAGTGCACCTTCTTCATATGTAAATTTAATGTTGACATTCAATTGGTTCTCACTAATCTCATATCCTTCCTCATCTGTAAGCCAGTTAAAAGTCACTGACGTGATTTTTACTTCTGGAATATATTGTGAAACGGTTTCTCTGATTTCATCCTCAACCTGACTAGCAGTTATTTGGTCATTGGGTTCGAAAATGTATTTCAAAAGATTTGTTCCGTAATCAGACTCATAATATCTCTCACCCTTTTGTGTTAATAAAAGCAATAATAGGTTAGAACTATATGCATCTTTACTCACCTGATTCGTCTGAAGGAAACTTCTGGTTTCATTATTATCTTTGAACGGATATGTGATATTATATGAATTCATTATAATTGATTTCCTATAAATACTTATAAATAAAAAAATCCCGA